GAGATTTCTTGGATTGGCAAACTTAAAATCAGAAACCGCTCGTACAAAGGTCAGAATTTGGATATCTGAACTCGTTACAGGGGAAGTCTGTGGATTGAGTACGCTAATACACAGCGTACCGTTGAAATAGGAATTCCAATTGGAAATGACTGGCAAAGCCCCAGTTCCGAAGAGACTGGTAGGATTTGATGCATCTGTACCATAATTAGACATGAAAGCGAGAGCTTGCATGTAAGGGATCTCCATTTCAACTTCCTGAGTTTCACCAATGTCAATGATTTTAGTCATAGAAGTGGTGAGAGTCTGATCCAACTGTGTATCAGTAGCGGAAGAAAGATTAAATCGTGGATCCCAAGTAATACGAATACGACCCTTATGAAAGGGTGTGCACACGACTTGGAAGCGAAAAATCATTGAACCTCGCCAACTGGTAAACAATCGAGATATATGACTCAAAGGTGTCTGATAATATGTAATGACATTCGGTGTGGTCTGACTTGTATATGAATAAAGAGTTGGAGTAATATATGAATTAAACAATTTCTTATTCGTGACATCAATAGCTGACCAAGTTGAGGAAAAAAGAAATGATTCACGTTCGATAATTTCGCTAATGAGCATCTCGTCTTTTGGTGGAAGACCTGAAATACGAGGATCGATAGAGAGTTCATTCTTATCATCAAGAGAAAGTTTCTCGTAAGGAGTACTAATCTCAGTTGTACACATTCCATAATGTGAACCAGGTTTGAAAGTGTGCTGTGCAGAGGTAGTAGGAACATTGGTAAAACCGAAGTATTTAGCAATAGAACCTACACCAGAAGCGATTACTTCTGTTCCCATAGCATAAGGCTTAAGAACAGGAATCTTTTTCAAAGACCGCGCTGCTTCCGCAATCGCAGAAGATGGCCCGGAGACTGGTCCCAGTTTGGAATATTCTGATTGAACAGCGAGGGAAAATGTAGGAGCAGAAACTTGCACCTCTTCGCACCACGCAACAACTGTTAAAGTAACACTTGCTGTAGTAACGGAATTTGCATTACTCAAAGGAGTATAAGAAAATAAGTTGCATTTTCCCATAGTCTGAAAATCAGACATGGATGTCAAATCTAACCAAGTTTTAGGATAGAAAAACGGTAGCGTCATTTCACCCCCCATACTAGATTGGGGGTAAAATTCGAACCCTCGTTGTTGGGATTTCCCAATGAGGTCGTAATCAACTCCCGAAGGAGCGAATGCAGTATCTGTGCGAAAATACCCAATTAAAGGTTCATAGGTCAAACGACCGGCGCCATAGAAGAAAGGGGAGGCATTAACCATCAATTTCAACTTAAGATTTCCACGGAAAAGACCAAAATTGTTCAATTTCTGTTTAATCTGAGGTTGTTGGGCCCAAAGGGCCCATGGTTCAAAAGACTCCTTAAGGTAATCACCTTCATTCCAAGTCTTGGTATAAATACGCACTGGGCGACGAAGGTAGTGATCAAATGTAGCAGTAGTTAAATCATCTTGAGATCGAGTTTGATCAGAGATTTGATGTAAGGAGACAGAATTTCCGTCTGTTTCATCAACGAATTGGATATTCTCCGATTGCTCAAACAATCTCAAAATTTCATCAGTTTCCTGCTTAGTGCAAAAAGTGACTTGTAGTAGTCGTACTGTTCCAATCTGGTGGGAACTCACACTGTGCTGTGCCACACGCATCAGCTTGTTCTTGTTTTCGAATCCTTATTGTTTTTGATCTGAGGAGGCTAGGCAAGCCACTTCAGACGGTTCAATTGTAACTTTTGTGTCATTCGCAGCCAATTGACAAGAACTGCAGAAGACTTCTACATTCATTCCAATATAAGAGCATTTAATTTTGAAAATGAATCTTCTGAATATGTGATACCATCTGTGATTAAAAATATAATCCACAGAAAGGCTAAGTTCAGGCAGCTCGATCCCATATAGGTATCGAGCTTGGTTAAGTCGCATATATTCACGACATTCACATTGCTCCTCCAAATGGAGAGTTTCCTTATGTTCCTCCGGTAAATCCAAATGTACAATATCATTGTTTTTGTATTTATCCAGCTGTACTTCGTATATAGGAAACATGTGATCGCGCACTAAATAATGCAACTGGTAGTGCTCAATGCACTCGAAAATCTGCGATCGAAATTCATTATAGGCTTCCCGTCCATGGAAGAAATATTCTTGTAATGCCG